TCCTATACTTGCGTTTGCAAATAATGTACCTGCGTTAATTGCTCCAGTAACTGTTAATGAAGTAAGCGTTCCAGTAGATGTAATACTACTAAGATTACCTGTAGTAATAATAGTGCCTGTAGCATCAGGTAATGTAGCTGTTCTAGCTGCTGTAGGTGTAGGACAAGCAAGCGTTACATCATAACTTGTATTACCTTGTGGTCTTTTAAATACAAGATGACCTTGACCCGTAATAGAAAATACTGGAACGCCTGTAGAAAGACCAAATAAATCATTTGTGTTATCTTGTGTAGTATCAAACAAATAAAGATGTTGATTAGCTGTTCCTTGTTCATTGCTGATTACAGCAGCGTTAGTATATTGAGAAGAAAATCCCGATGGGTCACTACTTATAAAATGAAACTTTGCCCAATTGTCAGCACTGATATCTCCAGCTCCCACATATCCATCTTCAGCAAGAACATTTGTAGCTTTTACATCGCCATCTACTTCTAGTTTTGTTGATGGACTAGTAGTACCAATGCCTACATTGCCAGATGTAATGTAATTATCTCCAGTTGTAGTAAGTCTATTCTTTAGAACACCTGCTCTGTACATATCAAGACTATCAAGATTATTATCAGTACGAGGAAAAGTTATGTAACCACCTCCACCACCTAAAGAATCATTTAAATATTGTATTGATAAAACGCCACCATTACCTGTTAGCTGAAATGCTTTATTATCAGTGCTTTCATTTGTATCATTATATAGTAAAGTAGGACTTGTATCTTCAATTCTAATATCACCAGAATCTATTGTATCAGTAGTTAATTTACCAGTTAATGTTGCTCCAGTAGAGGAGGTTTCAAACTTTTTTACAGCGTTGTGATAAAGTTCTACTGCACCAGTAGAATTAGCTAAAAGCATTCGGTCTGAAGTGCCTGATTTTTCTAATAAAAATGTAGGGTCTGCCTTAACTATTAAATTACCACCACCATTTTCTTCAATAAGGCTATTAACTCCAGCGTGTCGTATTCGCAAAGCACCATTAGTACCTAATTTTATTTCTTCGTTGTTAGCAAGAATAATGTCATCATTAGTATCTTTAACAACAGATTTCTCAGCAGGAAGAGTACAAAATATCTCTCTTGTTCCTGCAGACCAGTTTACTTCGTTGTCACTATTACTTGATTGTAGTATTGTTGTACGAGCTAAAGTTGTACCACTTGCTGTGTAAGTACCTATACCTACTTCAAAGTCAGTACCATCTGTACAACAATAATAGGTTGTATTTGAATTACCAATAGAACCAAAAGACTCAAATCCTGTAGAAGCACCTCCAAGTGTATACGTGCCTGTACCTGTCGTAGAAGTCGTTTCTTTTACTCTATCCGATAAAATAAATGCCATTTATGTACCTATTAAGATGGAGGGTCTAATCTTATGATTGCAGTTGCACCACCAGAACCTACTGCAGGAAATTGAACGGTTAAGTCACCTGCTGTTGCAGATATTGTACCACCAAAACTTATTACTGCTATAGCTTTATTAGAAGCACTTGAATTATAAATAATACAGCCTTCAGCTTGACACGTTACGTTAGAAAATACTTCATCGTCTATGTCAACAAAAGCTCTACCTGAAGATGCATCACTAGAAATAGATATGTTATCTAGAGTTTGTCCACCTGCAGAATAGTTAGTTCCTGTAGTCTCGTCTGAGTTTCCAGTTACATCAGAATAATTAGTTGTAGTCTTATCATATGTTCCTGAAGAAGAAGGTTTTATTAAAGCTAGTTTAATTGTATGAGAGTCTAAATCATGAATACCACCAAGCAATTCACTTTTAAAACTCGTACACAAAGCTGTTGTTACTGCCATGTTATTATCCTTATAATAAAAAGGGGATGAGTCACCCCACCCCCTCTGAACGCATACATATACTTATAAAAAATAAGTTATGCTAAAGTGTCTCTGTCAACTTCGTTGGCAGACATATCGCCTATATCTGTGCAATCCATCAAGACTGCCCAAATACGGAACTTACCTGTGGTAACTGCACCACCTGATAAAGTAACAAGTTTTAAGTCAATGTTATCATCAGCAACAGCCATTCTTGGAGAATAGGCTGCAGGATTCTGTGCTACAACACCTGCTGCAGAAGTTCCATCAAAACCATCAATGAAATCTTCGGCTGCAATCATACCAAGGTCTACAGTAAGAGTAGAACCATCTGATTGAGTATCTACTTCAATACCTGCATTCATTACCATCGTGCCTTTTTTGACAGCAATTACTGGAATAACATCACCTGCTGCGAGAGCAATATCAGCAAATGAATCAGGGTCTCTATAAGACTCTGTTTTGTTAATCTGCTCTGCAGTAGCTACTGCTGAACTGTGTCCAGCTACAATAATTCCAAAGTTTGAAGCATTTGAACCACCTGTTGTAGAAGGACCTGTGCCTAATGTAGGTAGGTTGTTAGATGTATAAACTTGGAAACCGTGTAGATTATTAAGAACGAGACCATTCTGTAATCCTGAACCACCAAAATCTGAATTTAAAAGTCTTGAATCTTCGTCTTTTAAGATTTCAATGAATACAGGGTCAAGAACAAGCCATCTTCCTTGAGTGTCAACATTCTGTTGATCCAATAATCTAGCCATACGTGCTATAACCTGTAAAGGAAAAGCATTACCTGTAGTGCCTGATTTAGCTGCAGTTGCTCCACCTGCTCTTGGCTCAAGACCAATAGATTGGTTAGCTGTTCCTGCTGTACCATTAGTTTGGGTAAAATCAGAAGCATCTATTGACATAGAAGCTAATAATTCTGCACCAACTAAGTTAGCACCATCAGATGCAGTTGATACTGCTTTTACACCATTAACGGTAGTATTTACAGTGTCTGCTACACCATGTATAGCTGATTGCTTAAAACCTGACATATAGCCAAGAACTTCTTGGTCAAATTGGTCAGATAGTCTGTAAGCTGCTCTGTCACTTGCTAGTGAAGAAAAGTTTACGTGAGAGTGAGCTTCTTCAATATCATCAACCTTGAAAGCAAAGTAGTTAGCTTTATCAATAGTTAATGAGAACTCCTCATCGTCAAGGTCTTGAGGTGTAATAGTTGTACCTCTAGCATAAGACTTGACAGTAATTTCAGGTTCTTTGATAACCTTAACAGAATCGCCCATATTAGCAATTTCACCGAAATAATCGGAGTTAGTAATTGCTTCAACAATAGATGACTTACGGAATGCAAGTTGCACCTGTTTGCTGTAAATAATAGGACTAAAATTACCGTTAGGTAGATTACCATAACCTGCTGCTGTTGAAAATGCCATTTTATTCTCCTTTATAACATTTCACAAATGCACACAGAAGGTGTACTATTTTAGTCAAATATACTTTATAAGGACCATTCATGTTTGAGGTTGTACGTATGGTAGCTAACCATGTGTAGGCTCACATAAGTGGGTGGTCTTTAAAGTCGGTAAAAGGTGTGAGTGTCCTTAATAAAGGGGTCACACTTTAGATATACATATAGTTATACGTATAAATACTGTTTTGTCAATACATTATCTAGCTGAACCTGATACGTCATATACAAAGTTGCCAGATCGTATTGCTTCCATAATCTTATCAGCATTCTTCTCATACTGATCGGCTGACATTTTTTGAACATCTGATTCTTTTATTTTTGTTCCTGTGTCAGCACTTGGAGATGCTTTAGTAGATTTGGTTTTAATTTCTGTTGCAGCTTCTTTATCTGTTTTGCTAGGCTTTTGAGTTGTGATACCTTTATCTATCTTATATAAATCAATCGCTCTAGCTGCAGACTTAGCATCTTGATTATTATCATATAATGCCTCTTGTACCCATTTAGGTTGTTCGTCTGCCCATTCGTGAAATTCATCACTGTCTCTTATACTTTCAAAGTCAGGATGAAGTTTTAACAGTTCTACTTCTGCACGTTCCTTTGTTGTCTTGGCATTTAGTTCATCAATTTCTTTTAATCTTTTTTCTATGCCTTCAGATTGTTCTCTAGCTTTTTTCATTGCTATTGTTTCAACAATCTTTGCAACATCGGGATATTCTTTTGCCCATGCTTCAAGGTCTTCATCAGACTTAGGCAACTTCATTTCTTTTCTTGTTGCGTTACTTAATTGAGACTCTAACTCTTTGACCTTTTTTTGGTATTCTTTTTCTTTTTCTTGTGAATGCCTACGTAAATCACCATAACGTTTTTTGAAGGTTCTTTCTTCTGCGTTTTCAGGCTCTTGCTCTTCTTGTTTTTCGCTTGTGTCTTCGGCTTCTTTGTTTTCACCTTTTTGCTCCTTCAACATTCTTTCTAATTCTTCCTCATCCTTTTTCATTCTTTCTTGTTGAGAATAAGGTTTATTCATAAATGCCACTTTTTTTGGTGTTGCATCTTGCACCATTTCTTCTTTTTTTGCTTCTTCAGCCATTTTTTACTCCTTGGGGTTATCGTAGCCAATTATTGTTGGGGGATAAGTAGCCAACTATGTGGATTATTTTTTAGAAGCTAATCCACCTCGCTTCATCTTCTTAACTTTTGTTTTCTTTTTAAGTAGTCCACCTTGTTTAAAAGCAGGGTCATCTCCTACAAAAGAACCACCTGCATCTGTTTGTTGTTCTTCTGTTGTTTGTGTTCCACCAAAACTAGTGCTTGGACTATAATCACTTTCTTCATAAGAGGTATCAATTTGATCAGTAATATTTTTAAAGAAATTTGATTCTTCATTTTTCTTTACCTGTTCTACATTTTTTTGTTTCTGTCTTTCCTCTCTAAATGTAGAATCAGCCATTAAAGTACGAATTACATTATTTACTTTTTCTTTACTAATTATATTAGTTTTTTGTCCTGTACGAGTGGTCATGGTAAAATCTCCCATTGATAGTTTTTTAGTACTTCCGACTTTTTCTGAAATTTCATTTGTTTTATCAATCAACTCTTGAACAGATAAAGCATTACCCTCAATATCTGTGAATAAAGTTTGATGGGTTCTATTAACTCCATTAAGTTGGTCAGCTAATTGATCTCTATCTTTATCACTCATTTTAACTAAATCAAAGTTTTCACCATATTCAGCCTTTTTTCCAGCTTTAAAATTTCTTAAAGCTACTTCTTGTGCTTGTAAAATTGTATTATTAAGGTCTATTGCTCCTGTTACTCCTCTTTGC